CTTACAAGTTCCTGGGGCTGACTGCAGAAGAAGCGAGAGACTGGGAACGGAATACGGTGAGGGAGTTTAAGCTTTGGGCCGGATCCAAAGAGTGTGATTGGAGACGGCGGAATAATTTTTATGACCTTCAGAACATTGCCTATGCAACGTATCTTACTGATGGCGACAGTTTCGCCTTGTTCCGCCGCGCCAATCCTTCTTTTAACATGCCGTACACCTTGCGTATCCAGCTGCTGGAAGCGAACAGGGTGAGCAATCCTTTGGGAGGTGCAGGCGTAGGGTACAGTAAAGCCAATGCGTGGGGCGTTGAGCAGCTGAACCCAGATAACGGCAACCATATCGTAAACGGGATTGAAGTCACTCAGGAAGGGCGACTAGCCGCGTATTGGGTAAGCAATAAAGTCCCAGGGGATCTTGTAAATATTGACGGAGCAACGATTTGGCAACGTATCGAAGCCTTTGGAAATACGACGGGGCTGCCCAATATGCTGCAAGTCTGTCACGATATGCGGGCAGAGCAGTATCGAGGCGTACCGTATCTTGCTCCCGTGCTTGAAAACCTGAAGCAAATTGGGCGGTATTGTGATGCTGAACTGACCGCTGCTATCATCCGCAGTTTTCTCTCGATTTTCTTCACCAATACGCAGGCCAGCAACAGCATCGACAATATCCTGCCTAGCGCGTATGAAGATGAAAATCGTGATGGCGAACCTGTAGTGGATGCGGCGCAGTACAAGCTCGGCCCAGGACAGCTCAACAGCCTACCAAAAGGGGTAGACGTAAAGACCGTCGACAGCTCTAATGCGCAGAGTGCGTATGACAGCTACATGACGCATCTTGAAAAAAGCGTGGCTGCTGCGCTCAACATCCCGTACGAAGTGCTACTAAAGTGTTTTGGGTCTTCTTATACTGCCAGTCGAGGCGCATTGCTGCAAGCTAGAGATGAATTTCAAACGCGTCGCGGGTGGTTTGCTGCTGATTTTTGCCAACCGATATACGAGCAATGGCTGATGGAAGCCGTTGCTACAGGTCGAATCAAATGCCCTGGATTTTTTGAAAACCCTGTTAAGCGTGACGCTTGGGTTGCTGCGGATTGGTTTGGTCCTTCGATGAGTATTCTCGATCCGATCAAGGATGTTACGGGGGCCGCCCTAAGGGTGAAGTATGGACTGACGACACGGGAACGAGAAGCCGCCGAAATGACAGGTAGTGACCTCGAAGAAAATTTGGAACAGATTGCTTATGAACAGGATTTAATCAAGAACCTTGGCATTGATGAGGGCAATCCAGAAGTCCTGGCGGGGATTAGATTGAATCAGAGGGAGGGGGTGAACTAAATGAATAGAACCAGAAAATGTTGGGAGATTCGCAATGCCGCAGATCGTGATACTGCAGAAATCCTACTGTATGGAGAGATAGATAGCGCAGGGGATTGGATTCATGAGCATGCGCCCGATGATCCAACTCAAAGTGCTATCAGTTTCCGAAAGGAGCTGCAGGCTCTAGACGGGAAAGAAGTTCTGCTTCGCATCAACAGTCCTGGGGGCGACGTTTTCCAAGCACAGGCGATGTACAACACCTTGAAGGCTTACACTGGGAAGATAAGCTGCCATATTGATGGTATCTGCGCCAGCGCAGCGACACTGGTTGCTTGTGCTGCAGAACGTATTGTCATGCCTAGAAATGCGCTTTTCATGGTGCACAATCCCGCTGCGGCTTACTTTGGTATGCTGGATCAGAAGGAACTAGAAAAATTCGGCGGGATGCTTAAAAAGGTGAAAGAAACTATCGTGAATGTATATCACGCCCGATGTCCAGAATTGCCCGTTGATGACATTGAACGCATGATGGATGAAGAAACCTGGATGACTGCCAACGAAGCCTTTGAGAAAGGATTTGTTGACGAAGTGGATGATTACGGCGTAGAAACGGACATCCTGGATAATGGACTTATCATAGTGAACCATGTGGCTATGGCAGGTTTGGGACCTGAAAAAAGGATAGGCCTGAAGAATCGTTTTGCTAGTAGGAAGACGAAGAAAGAGGTAAAAAACATGAGTGAAAAAGAAACGAGTTTTATGGAACAACTGAAAGCTTTTTTTGCCGCCAGAGATGCTGAAGCACTGAAAGCGAATGCTGAAACGAACCGAATCAAGGCCTTAGACGGTTTGAAGGGCGATAATCCTGTGGTAAATGCTATGGTGGAAAAAGCGAAGGAAACCGGAACCACGGCAGAAAATTTGAAACCTTTCGTTGACGCCGTATCTGGTCTGAAGATGGAAGATAAGGGTATTGAAGAATTAAAGGCTCTGATTACTGACCAAGTACATTCCGGTTCCAATGGAGTGAAGGCCAATGTCGATTCTCCGGAGAAAGCCAATCGCGATGTTAAAGCGGAAATTGACACCATTGTTGACTTGATTAATAAGAAAAGGGGTTGAGATTATGACGATTGTTGAAAAATATAGCATGACGGCTGACAACTTGCTTGCTGGACCGGAAATCCCGGTCCTGACCAAGAACTTTAAGGTAACTGCTGGTACTGCGATGAAACGAGGCACTTTGCTGACGGTAAATACGGAAGGGATGGTTTCCGCAACGAAGAAGGCTGAAGAATCTAGCGCAGTATTAACGAATGATATCGACGAGAAAGCAACGGTGGTAACGGCATACGTTGCTGGCCGGTTCAATCGAGCAGCTCTGATCTGTGCGGAGGGGGACTCCGTTGAAGCTCATGAGGAAGAACTGCGTAAGGCCGGCATCCACTTAACTGTTAAGCTGTAAGGAGGATTACACATGATTGACATTAAAAATACAGTTGCACTGATGACTGCAGTGGATCGAAGCAAAGCACCCGCTTCTTTTTTACTGGATACTTTTTTCCCTATTATCCCTGATACGGCAACGACTTCCACGATTGAAGTCCAGGTAAGGACTGGAGAACGTCGGCTGGCGCCATTTGTGGTTCGCGGCGGAAAGGCCGTGGAACTCAAAAGAAATGGGTTTGATGACTTCTTTTATAAACCGCCAATGATGGCCCCTTCCCGAGTCGTAGACCCCGATATGCTCAGTGAACGTGGGTTTGGCGAGGGTGTTTATTCTGTTAAATCCCCAGCCCAGCGCGGGAATGAGATTCAGGCACGAGACTTGGCTGAACTTCAAGCGGCCATTATCAACCGAAAAAATAAGATGGCGGGGGACCTCCTGACTTCTGGTAAATATGATATCAAGGGTTATGCGGATGATGGCAATCTGACGGTCATCGATACGGTGGACTTTAACTTCAATCAGAAAATTGTACCTTCCACGACGTGGGATCAGGCGGGGGCCACAATTTACGACGATATCAGATCCGCTTCTGAAAAGATCCAGGAAGCGTCTGGTATGGTTCCAACCGTCATGATTGTCGGCAAAAATATTGCGGGCTATATGCTGAGTAATGATCAGATCATGAAGTGGATGGGAATCCCTAGCACGAACAATCTTTCTATGTTTAGCTTCCAGCCTCGAATTACGGCTCCACAAGTTTCCTTTGTTGGCCGAATCCCCGCGCTTAACCTGGAAGTCTACACGTACGCGGAATCTTATATGGACGATGACGGGAAATTGAAGGGGTTCATTGGAGATGATGATGTCATCGTTGGTATTCCTGGCAGAGGTCACCAGTACCACGGCGCAGTCACGCTGCTTAACGAGGCTGCGACTGGGTACAATACCTATGTTGGACCCTACGTTCCTTACTATGCCGGCGATAAGATGGATCAGGAATTAAGACTGACGATGTATTCCCGTTGCGTAATTGCCCCTGAATGCATTACTGATTTTGCGGTTATTAAGGCAAAAGGAGAATAAACATGAAGGTCCAGATTAAACGAAATTACATCACCCAAGGGGGCCATTTATACGGCCCTGGGGATGAGATTGAAATGGCAGAACAAGCTGTGGAACGTTTTTTGAAGACGGGGCAGGTGGAAGTCGTAGCTTCCCCGAAGGCTGCATCCACTAAAAAGAAAACTGTGGAACCAGAACTGCATGAGTTACCTCCTGAAGAAGTAGAGCCTGAAGAAGTTCAAACTTTACCCGAACCGAAGCCGGAAGCCTACAAAAAGAATAAGAAAAAATGAACTTCAAGGATACTCTGAAGACTGACCTAGATGTGTTCCTGTGCCAGGATGAATTCGGGGAGATCCATGATCTGAACGGGCGTAAGGTGACCTGCATTGTACAGAGTCCTACTGCTCGGGAATGGTTTCAGGGACAAAAATACGCCGGCTACGAAGGCATTTCCGGACGCGAAGTGGTTATTCATGTTAAAACGAAGGCTTTGGAAGACATACCGCGGGAAGGGCAGGTGTTTACTCTAGATGGAGAACCCATGCTTGTTAGTAACTGCGTTGATGATCTAGGGATTATGTCCATTACCCTTCATCAGAACGTTGGCGTAGGAGGTGGTATGGATGCCTATTAGTGCTGAAATCGAAGCCGCGGAACAACTACTTGGCACGCTGGCAGGGCTAAAGTCGCAAGGTGTCCAGAAGGCTATCCAACGGGCTTCCAAACGGGCGGCGACGGCAGCCAGGACGGCGGGAACCAAATCCATTCGCAGCATTTATACGATGAAATCTGGGAATCTAAAGGCGCGCACGCAAATCAGAAAGGAAGACGATGGAACAACCATCCTTGTGCGAGGCTCAACGGAACCAGTATCCCGTTATAAAGCTTCTAAAAGGAAATATGGCGTTTTTGTAGCGATTAAACGGGATGGTGGGGGCCGAGTTCCTCGGTCCTTTACGCTAAACGGTCATTTTGTCGCAAGGGCAGGCAAGGAACGGTATCCGGTGAAAGGATTGTACGGCCCCGCTGTTCCGCAGTTATTTGGAAATCCTGAGGTCATGGAGGAAATGCAGGAGCGGGGTCAAGAGGTCTTTAATTCCAGATTGCAACATGAATTGGAACGACTGCTTGGAGGTGCATGATGACTCCTTTAGAAGTCGCGCAGGGTATGGCTAACTTCCTAAAGGAACGCCTAGCCGAGTACGAAGAACGGGGTGGAAAAGAGTTCCATGTTTATGCGGGCTTCCTGCCGCGTGCTCGTCGTGTGGAAGAACTGGAAAAGCTGTGCCCTGCTATTGTGATACGCCCAGAAGTGACAACCGATGAGGCTAAACAGAGCACCGTGTCCTTGGTGTTGTATGCAACAGTATACGATCCGGATTTTAAAGAAGGCTGTCAATCCCTATTCCATTTGCTTGAATTCATTCGGGCCCATCTCTTGATGGGGAATCCAGTTGCAGGCAAGTTCTGGATTCAGCCTGGAATGAAAAGCATTGTGCCAGATGAGCAGCCTTACCCCCAGTGGCTAGGCGTCGTCGAGTGCGAAGTGGTGATCCCTCAAGTGCGACAAAATAATCCTCCGATTGGATGGTGGACATTATGAAGAAAAAGAATAAACAAAAAGGCCCAGTGATTTATGTCGGGCCAGGGTTCCGCGATACAGATTTAACGACATTCAAGATTTTCGCAGATGGCATTCCGGAAAACTATGTGGGGAATCCAACTTACGAACTTCTTTTTGTCTCTCCTGAAGAACTGGATGAAGTTCGAAGGGAGATTGCTCAGAATGGAACTGCCCGCAATGTGCTTTATCAGAGGGCCGTTGCAGAACACGAGAAGAAAGGTGGTAAATAGCGATGGCATTATTTCATGGTGTGCAGGTTGGCGAGGTTCCAACTGCCATTATTCCGCCCGTTAACACAACGGCAGGGTTGCCTGTGGTTTTCGGTACGGCTCCGGTCCATTTGACGGAGGACCCGATGAAATACGTTAATAAACCGGTAATCTGCTATAGCTGGGACGAGGCGGTGAAGGCCCTTGGATATAGTGATGATTGGGATAACTATACTCTTTGTGAAGCCATGTATAGTGAATTTAAGCTCTATGCCGTGGCCCCGATTATTTTTGTAAACGTATTGGATCCGACAAAACATAAAAAGTCCGAAACGAAAAAGACCGCACCTTTGATTGAGGGGAAAGTCGAGCTTTCTGAAGCCGTGTTGTTAAATACCTTGAAGGTGCGCTCCACAGAAGCGGCTCAACCGGCAAAAGAAGGGATTGACTATACGGCAGCCTGGGACGATGACGGGCGTCTCATCATCGCGGTCGTGCCCGGCGGAACGTTAGCTAGTGGAGAGAGTATCGTCCTGGATTATGATGCGGTAGACCCAACGGCGGTGGATGCCGATGACATCATCGGCGGGGCATCCCCTAAGGGGGGGGCCAAAGGGGCTTAGCTTATTGATAAA